TGCTGTTGCTAAAGTCAGTGCTAGACTAGCAAAAGCATCTACCATAGCTGCACCTGAGCCAGCTCCGTCTGAATATATAACTTTTACTTGGCCATTCGGTATAGTGACGTTGGCTCCTGAACCTTGCGAAATAATAATGTTTTGAGATCCACTTGTTCCATTTTCAATAAACCAAAGTTTAGAAACTGTATTTGGTCCAATTGTAATAGTACAAGCTGAATCTAAAGTACCTGTATATTTTAAGAACATAGCTCGACCAGCATCTGCTGATCCGTCTGCTATTGTAGTAGTGTGAGTGTCTGCATTAGTGGTAATGGCTTCAGTACCATACCCAAACGCATCTCCGATGAGTTCTAAATTTGTGTTAGTAGATGCACCCCAAGTTCCGCTTTCGTCACCTGTTGCGATCTCCTTGAGTCTTAAATCGTTTACATAAGTTGCCATTTCTTACCTCTGAGCATTTATTATGCCATTTTAAATTGGTTATTGTATATTAAATTATGCAGCTACTTCTGTCCAATTTGGCGTTTGAGAGTCATCAATATCTTGCCATTTAAACACATGACCTAGCTCTGCTGTAGCTGATTGACTTGCTGGGTATATGTTTGCTTTTGCTATAATAGATATAGTACCTAAAGCACTTGTCATTTGATACCCAGTAACGCTATATCTATTATCGGTTTTTGTTGTGGGTACTGTTAATATTGCAGTACAAGGATGGTCTGTAACAGGTACATTTGCATCTCCTTGAGCTTCTACTGTTACTGAACCTAGAGTAGAAACAATACTTGGTAATGTTGCTACTGCTTGAGCGTTTACTCCTACTCCTGCAACTGCTCCTGTTGCTGCCAAACCAGAAACAGATACGTTGTTATTTGTTGAAAGAGAAATAGATCCTAAAGCTGAAGTTCCTGCTAATCCAGAAACACTTACATTAGCTTCAGCATCAAGAGTTGGCGAGCCTACAGATCCTGTAGAAGAAAGGCCTGTTAAACTTACGTTTGCTTCAGCATCTGTTGCAACTGTACCTAAAGCTGAAGTTCCAACTTGAGTTCCAGGAGTGACATTTGCTTCAGCGTCAGTTGTAACTGATCCTAGTGCTGATGTGCTGGTTAAACCTGACACACTTACATTAGCGTCTGCAAGTGCAATAACGCTAACTGATCCAAGAGATGCTGTTACAGCACTAACCGCTGCTACAGCTTTACCGTTGACACCAACGCCACCTACTGAAGCAGTTGCTGATAAGCCTGTTAGTGTTACTGGTGTGGCCTCTCCCCAAGCACCTGAACTCCAGGTACTTCTGCCCCAGCCATTAATGATAGCCATTTAAGGCTAGGCGATTCTTATAATCGCTGTACTAGCTGCTGCTGCTGGGAAAACAATTGTAAAGTCTCCAGCGGTAGATGTTTTATCTCCGCCAAAGTCAATTGTTGCTACTGATTTATTGCTGTCAGAGCTGTTGTAAATCATACAACCTCTAGCAGTAATTGTAGCAGTACCAAAAGTTAAATCAGCAAAGTCTGTAAAAGCTGTTGTTCCAGATGATGTTGGGTTTACATTAGTTAAATTCGCTCCACCTGAAGTGTAATTAGTACCAGACGCCTGGCCTGTAGTGGTGAAGGAAGTTGTGGTAGCTCCCAAAGTTGCTGAAGAAGTATATAAAGCAAGTTTAAAAGTGTCAGCTCCATTATCGAAGTCATGATTTCCTTTTAAAAGTTCTTTTTTAAAACTTGTTGTTAGTGTTGATGCAATTGCCATAATATTATAGTTTCCTAATTAAATCAGCGGCTTCATTCAAGCCAGCTTTTTCTAATTGATTATTAATTGTAATCCTATCAGATTTTATAGCATTTTGCATATATTGTTCAATAACTTTTTCAATATTGTCTTTAAAGTCATTTATCTGTTTTTGCACTTCTTCTGGAGCATCTTCGCTTACCGCTATAATTCTTTCAATACATCTCTTCGCCCAAAAATCAACTGGGTGTCCACCTTCGTTTGTTGTATGAACTTCTATAATCCCTAACTCGGGTCCTGCTTTATAACTCATTACCATTTATTCGGCTCTCCTACTTTATTTTTTTTAAGGTGGCTGTCATGCTTGTCAATTAATACAGGCTCTTGATGTACTTTTTTTATATCTAAATCACTTAATTTTTTTACTTGAACAGAGTCTTCATTCTGTAAAACAACCAAAGGATCTGCAAGTCTATGATAACCATATAATTTTTGTTCTGCTGGTACGTCTGTATCAAGAAGGCCACTACTATGAGCAACTTCTATTTGCATTCCTGCTGAAATACATTTCGATAGCCAAAATTCGCAACAAGCCCTTCCTGCTTCTGCAAAATGTAAATTTCCTTTGTAACTAAAATCTATACCAAACAATTTTAAATTAGCCACTTCATTCCAATAAGCAAAAGCTATTGCATAAGCGACCGTATTATTTAAATAAAAACAACTTGTTTCTTCTACAATTTCTTTAATTGGGTAACTTTTAAGACCTGGGCAGCGATCATCTAATTCACATGTATATATTGGGCCTTCATGTTCAGTTAAAAGTTTTGACATGCTATCGGTTTGACCGCCCGCATCATCGCTATCTAAAAATCTAGATGCTGGATCCATCATAAATACTCTATCATGATAAATTACAGATGCTACTGCATTTATTGTCCAGACTTCATCAAAGTGAGTGCCATGAGATTTTGCTAGATTGTAATCAAACCAACTTTTCCCCATACCCACAATAGCTACAGTTTTGCCTTTAAGGCTTTTAATTTTTTTCATTTTCTCTCCTTTTTTTACGAAACAGAAGTTCGTAAAGAATCATAACGATATTCGTCTCTTCTTCCTCTAGCCTCTGCTTGGTTTTTTAATCTTAAAACTTCTAAATTAAATCTTTTTTCATAAAGATTCATCATATCGGCATCACCTTTCATAAAAGTGTAAGCCTCAACTAATGATCCGTATAATAAAGCATTTTTAGCATACTCAGAAATCCAAGTTCCAGTCGTGTCTGTTACCAAAGATGTTGGCTTATACAAATAATGTAGTTCAGTTGTGTAATTTTGATCAGGAACTGGAGCTATTATCAAAGTTGATTCTTTAAACCCAGTATTTAAATCTTTGTCAAAGTCTCCGTAATATAAAGGTCTGCTTCTTTCAGATGTTGCTGTAGGGTCTGGGGTATATTCTTGCATAAAGCTTGGGTGTTTTTTATCAAGGTAATGATAATCGCCATTTCCATCTATTACGGCTAACGAAAAAGATAATAAGAAATCATCTGGAGCCGTTAAAAACCTAGAGCCAGCAGTCATAGATCCCTGTACATTTCTTCTAAAGTAATCAAATTGGACAAGCTCAAATATTCTATCTTCTGCTATTTTAATAAAATCATCTAATGTTGAAACAAAAGTAGTTTCACTATTCTGCACATAATTTTGTATTAAAGTTTTTAGTTCAGCTAATGTCATGATGTTGTAATTGTAACGCTTCCTAATGATGATGTCAGTTTCTTAACTGTAAAGTTTGCTGGTAGCGTTGAAGGATTCATAAAATCATCTTGAAAAATGTTAGAACTTGTAACTACTACAAATCCTTCGCCAGCTTCTGTATCATTATTTGGTCTTGGTTTATACAAAGCTTCAGGATCTGAAACATGTGGTTCTGGTTCTAATTGAGGATGTTTTGGTTCATAACATTCAGAACAAACTTTAAAACCTGTCCACTCTTCTTTTAATTCGCTAAGCTTAAATTCAAAAGAACATCTATCGCATAGCGCTATCGCAAATTTACCAAGTGCGTAAGCCATTTTAATTCATCCTAATACTTGGTCGTATTTTAAAAGAGGCTCTATCTTCATCTTGATCGGCAGCTCTTCTAAATTCTTCTTCATATAAAGCTTTTAACTGAGGAGTTAATTGTGGAGCTTTTTTTAAAGATAAATAATAAGATAAGCCTGCAACAAAACAAGGATAAAACCTAAAAGGCATATCCATAGTATTAATTGCAGTATCTGCATCATCCATTCTAATAATTTTATTAAATACCAAAATATCGGTAGAATTTTCTGGGGTTGGCCATACTTTTAAAACAGGAGAGATTGTTTTGTCTAAAAAGTATTGAGACGGTCTAGCTTGAGTTTCTTTGTTTGGTATATTTAAGTATGCAGATCTACCAACTCTACTGATAGAAATGTCAGTTTGAACATTATTAACCGTTCTTCTAACTACAACGTCTAAAATATCTATTACATTAGAATTTAAAGTGTATTCAGCTGTTCCTTGAGTAACCGTTTGAGTATCTTGCTCTATTGTCCATTGATTTAGGCCTCTATTAGCCCATTCTGCAAGCATTAAATTAACACTTCTTATTGCAGTTTTTAGATCGTACCCTGTTCTTAATTCAAGACCACAGCGCTCGTAAGCTTCTTCAATAAACTCTGTTACGTTTGGTTCAAAATTTGTACTGTTTGAAGTTGCCATTTATTTCTCATATAAATTGTTAAATGTAATTGATGGATCTAAATAACTTTCATGACCTTCAGCAGAATGCGCCCATTGTGACGGCTTAAAATCTGGAGGTCCTTCACCTGTAACCCATAATGCAGGACTTGTTGCCCTTACTCTGTTATTTGGTAAAGCAATCAAGTTACCTTTCCATTCACAATCCTCAGTTATATATAATACATGAGATTGTTTGTGTTGTGCAGGGTCATCTGCAATTTCATTATTGGTGTAATCAACCGTAAACAAATATTTAGCTGTATAAAATTCTGCTCCTATTTTTGCTAGCCAGGGAGAAGAACTTACCCTGTCCATTATTACAACTGAATGATCTCTTGATTCACAATCCCAAGGTTGAACTAAATGATCTTCCATAGGCTTTGGAAACTCTTCCATAGGAATATCAGCAACTAATCCTTGAATAGGCATTCTAGCCCACATAGCGCCCCCGTGGATGTTTCCTTCGTCCCAATCATCACAATTAGACTCTTCCCCAGTAAATACAACCTGGAAGCTTAGAGATCTATCTGGAATGGTGTTTACGGCTATTGCAAGAGCATGTATGTACTCATCTTGGTACTTTTCGTGATTATGAGTAAACTCTCTCCTAACCCAACATTTAAAATGTGGGATGTTACTTATAAGATGTGGCACTAATTAACTTTGATCAGCTCTTCTTCGGTTTGCGTTTCCTGCTATTACAGATCCACCTTTTGATTTTTTCATCATGCTTCCACCTTTAGACTTCTTCATCATGCTTCCGCCTTTAGATTTTTTCATAATGCTACTGTATTTTGTATTTTTCATTATTTTTTACCTTTTTTAACTGTTTTTTTCTTTGCAGGAGCTTTTTTCTTAGGCATATTTAAATAAATACGATCTTCTGATACAGGCTCGTCTGGTCTAACTTTTGCATCAAGTCTTGCTTGAATTTTTGGATCTTTTTTTTGTTTTCCTGGCATATTTGCTCCTAACTTATGGTTGTTACCTTTCTTTTATTGTTCATTACTTTACCACATCCTTTGGCAATAAACCCACCATTAAATTTCTTGATTCTATTTTGTTTAGACATAGCTCTTTCGATAGCATCACCTCTTTTCTTTTCATAAGAAGTTTGAACACCATCATCCATACCAAATTTTTTACTCATAGGTCCTCCTGTGGACTTTTTTTGCCAGCTAATTCTATCTGGTCCTTTTTTCTTTCTAGCCGCTGCACTGCATTGAGCCTTTGTTGGTCTACATGCAGGATATGGTCTTTTAGATTTTGTAGCTGACTTTCTACCACATGGTTTGCCAGTTTTACAGTCTATCCAACCTTTGCCTTTGTTGCGTGAAAACCATTTTTTTAAACCTTCTTCAGCCATTATCGTTTTCTATTATTCATAATGCAACCTTGGCCTCTAATAGCCCCACCAGTTGCTTTTTTAACGCTGCTTTTATTGCCCCAGTTTTTTGCACCTACTTTACGGCATTTTACCAAAGCTCCGCTTGCATAAGCAGAAGGCCATTTTTTATATCTTGATTTTACTTTATTGTAACAAGCGTCTTTTTTACCTGCCATTAGCACTTCCACCTTCGTCTTGCTTGACGTATTCTTGAGTTAGGATCATTCCTAGTTTTAGCTGAACTTCTTTTAAGCTGTCCAAGAGATCTAGCGCAATAAGACTTACGTCTTTTAGCCGCTTTGCTTCCTTTTTTAACTTTGCCTGTTACAGCAGTTTTTAATTTAGATCCTGGATTAGCTTTACGATAGGCTTTTACACCTTTTGCTGTCATGCCAGCGCCTTTTTTGGTAGGGCGGTAATTAGCGCCTTTACCTCTAGTGGTTCTTGGAATAGATTTTGCTTTCCTTCGTGTTGCCATATTAATATAGTAGCATCGCAGGGATGCTACTACAAAGTTAAGATGTTAAGAATGAAAAACAGTTACTCTATCTATATTACTTAATACAACGTGAATACCGCTTTCAAACAGAACACCTGAATCAGGTATATTTAAAGTCTCAGTATCGTTTGCATTACAAGGAGCAATTAAAAGAGTGGTGCCAGTAACAGAACCGTCTCTAAAAGTTACAGTACCGTCAGAAGATCCTCCTGCGATTATGTACCCTCTTAATCTGGATCGGCCACCCTGTAATACAGCACCGCCTGTAGCGGCGCTAACGCTGGTAGCTGTTTTTACATCAGAACCTACAATTCTACCTGCCATTGTTTACTCCTATCTTTCTATCATTACATTAATGTAATCAATAGTCATAGTTTTTGCTACTGCTTCACCATTTTGAATACCAAATGAAATAGTTAAGTCTTCATCATTTGGAAGGTTAGTATCTACAAGAACTAAAGGCTCTGCATTATTAACAGAGTAATGTACATTTGAAGTATTTGGGTCAATAAACCAACTTAAAGTAATAAATGTATCATTTGCCATAGTAGCGATACTTGAAGCTGTAGTAGCGGTATTGTTTTTCTCAACAGAAAGATCAACTGTTGCTGCTCCATCTGCACTAATGAAATAAACACCGTCTGTTACATCAAGAGGAGAAGTATCAGTTATATGTAATCCCATAACGAAATCACTTTGAGTTGCGTCACTTACTTTAAATCTGCTTGAAAAGAATGCTCTTTTTCCAGCAGCAAGTGTAAATGCTTCGCCTTTTAACTGTAAGAAGTCTAGATCGTTATCTCCAGCTGCATTGGTAAGCAATAAAGCTCCACCAGCGGATGAAGTAACTGCTTCTGTTGCACTTCCTGTACCAGCTTCAGTTGTAGTGATTGTCCAATCACCAGAGTTATACGTCATAAAGTCATTAAAATAACCGTAGTACGTTTGATCCGATGGATATGGTTGAAACATCGGTAAGTCTTTTTTACTTTTACTAGCAACAGTATTACCTGCCCATAGTATTAGATTTTGAAAATGTGGATTAGCCATTATGAACTCCTTTTATTTGTATTAATGGAAACCTTTACGGTCCTCATCAAGCTAATTAACTGAATTCAGTTTACTATGAGGCATCTTCTAAAGCAATAGGAAGTGAATCTTTTGCTTCCAATACTTTATTTCTTGCTTCTACTAATGATTCGTAGGTTTCTTTAATGATAGGGTCCTTACCAAAATGTTCTAACATATCTGCTCCCACCATTTCTATTAGTGCTTGAGCTGTAATTAATCTACCGTTTATATCTTGAATTTTTGAATTTACTGACATGTTGTTGTACTCCTTCTTTTGCCTTATGTCATATTTAACCGCTAGGTCTATATTTATTAGTTTCTTTTGTAGATCAGAATAACTATTCCAATCTCTAATTTCTTCTAAAGTTCTGCCACAACCAGCACATTGTTCGTCTGTTCCATACGTAGTTGAGCAAACACCTGTGCAGGGGTTTTGAGATAGGGACACAACATCACTAAGAATGTTCATGCCTCAATTCTACATATTTTTATACGAATTGTAAATTTAGAGGAAAAAAAGGGGGCTGTTAAGCCCCCAATAATTGTAGTTGAGTAAAAAACGCTACAATCAACCGTTCAATTAAGCTCCTTGAGAACCGTAAACGGCTCTGAAGTTAGAATATCCGAATGAATATCTTTCTCTAGCTTTGTATCTCATGTTTCCAGTATCGAAATCA